ATTCTTTTCTTCCTTATGCTCAACAAAATAAGGATCATAGATGGGGCAAACCCATGCTTTCAAAGACCTATCAGGGATATGAAAACCTCTCCATTTACCAACTTCACCAAGTCCTTTTTTCCATATATGACCTATAATTGATTTAAGTGCAAAGGAGCCAAGCAGTACAATTAATTTAGGTTTATATTGCTTGATATATTTAAGTACCTTTGCCCGGCAACAATATGTTTCATTTGGCGTGGGTAGATTTTCAGGAGCGCATAAAACAGAATTAATATTAATTGCATCTTCAAAAATATCAAAACCAAATTGCTTAAAAGCCCTTTCCAATCTCCTTCCTTTTCTTCCCTGAAATGGTTTACCTGCCCTATCATCTCTTGCTTCAGGAAATTCCCCTATGATCATTACCTTTTTATTAAAATTACCATAGGGTTTCATATTAGGGGTCTCACAATCCTTATATAAACCACATGAGGCGCAGGACTGCGGGCTTTTAGGATTGATATCTGTTTTTATATCTTCTTCTGAGAAAAAGCCTTTCATATTAATCCTGTTCTTGGTTGCTCTAATTTAAATGTCATTTTTTCTTTTTTCTTTTTTGTATTGAGAGCACAATCTAGGATGTGTTTGCCTAGTTCAGGGTTGACCATGTTCCTTAATAATCTTCGTTTATCTTTGATATTATATTTAGACAAATTAATTCCAAAAATAGTATCATTACCCCCATTAATATCTTTGTGAGATTTTTCTCTAGGTTTAAATTTCTTATAAGGAACAACAATATTACTCCAAAAACAATGCCTATCTAATTTAAATGAAGCCTCTATAATCGGAGTATAGTAAGGCACAACATTTTCAATAATCCATTTATTTTCGTGAAAGTGTTGTAACAATGTAACTTCTTGCCATAATGCAAAATCAGGATATATGGCTGGATATAGATTCTTCTGAGCACCCATTTTTCTAATTCTGCTATGACTTGGACATGGTGGACTTGCCCATATAAAATCAAACTCCTTATAATGTTCAAGCAAATACTGGTGAGCATCTCCAACTATAACGGTATCATAAGGGAAGAACTCTTGATAAACCTTTGCTATTTCAGGATTTAGTTCAATGGCTGTTATTTTGTGATCGCTACTCCATAGTTTTCTGTTACCACCAATACCAGCATATAGATTTAGTATTTTCATACTCTAATTACCAGCTAAAATACTAATACTGTGTTCCCATTTATCTGATTTGAAATATATTAATTGGGGGTTTTTTTTATACTCGTTAATAATACATGTATTCGTTGATTTTAAGATATCAATTAGAAAATGGATATTGACATCAAAGGAAAATTCAATTTGACTTTTATGGGGGATTGTTTCTTTTAACCACCCAGCAGACCCTTTTGAACTAATAATTAATTTTTCGCTCTTGATATCAATTAAGGCGAAATGTTCCAAAGGCGCATCACCATCACAAAATATAAGGGCTTTTTCTAGTACGTCTTTTGTCTGTTTTGGAAATATAAATTCATTTCCTTCGTCACTAAAAAATTGATCAATATCAGGGAAGGTTTCTTCCTGGTAAATACGGCAACTCACAACAATATTATCTTTGGTTGTGAAATGAGCCCAGTCACCAGAGATAGTGTATTTTGATATTTTGTATTTGCTTATCACGGATACGTAAGCCGCAGGTAATAAAAACTCCTTTTTCATTTTAGAATCAAGGTTGTATCTGAATACTCTTTGTGGATCAGCAGATTGTAATTGATTCTTTGTAATATTGATACACATCAATAAAGGCTTGACTGCATCATTGGAGCAACAAAAGGCACTTAATTTAATACCCTCAATAAAGTCTTTAGGTAATTTATACCACGTATCCTTTAATTCAAGTTCATCTAAAGGCAAAGCTCCTTCCGGGTCATAAACAACGCCTGATTCAACTCTTTTACCTTTAATCAATAACTCATTACCATTTTCTTTTAAATTGATATCGCCTTCTTTATCCGACCCTATTTTAGATACAATTTTAAAAAATTGATCAGCAACCACCGTACCAATAATATCAGATTCAAAAGGGCACCTGACACTTATTTCATCATTGAAGGTAATTAATTCTTTTCCGGTAAATGAAAAAGTATTGGAAAATTCAATGATTTCTTTATTTGACACACCGGGTTGAACTGCTTCTAATTTTTCTAATAGGTCTTTTTTATTGATTTTCATTTTTGTTCTCCTTATTAATATTTATAAAATCTTTAAATGTAATTGCTTTATCATCAAGGTACGTATCAGAGCCCCCTTTACCCATCATAACGCCGTGAAAAGGGATTGAGTACTTGATTAACCAGCTAATAACAAAAGGGGCGTTATCCCACCATCTGGCTGTCCATATAATGATAATATTGCCTGACATATATAATTCTTTTACTTTTTCTATTATTTTGATATTTGGGCCAGGGTTTTCAGTGTATTCTCCTGTTGTTAAAGTACCGTCAAAATCAATATTGAATACTTTTCTATTTTTATTATCAGTATACGTTTTAGTCATTGAAAAAGCCTTTTATTTTTGTTTTAGATACGTGTTCAACAGCATCTACATTTTTTATTGACTGATTATAATACGATTTTTTCAATTCAATTCCAATTGCTTTCCGTTTATTAATTAAAGCCCCGTAAACTTCACTACCAACACCCATAAAAGGCGTCAATACTATTTCGTCAGGGTTACTCCATAAAACACAACACCTTTCAATAACATCTAATTGCAATGGATGCACGTGCTTTTCATCATCTTTATCTCTTGCAGGTTTGAACGGCAATACTCTTTCAAGTCTCACGTCATCCCAAAATGCAGAGGCGTATTGTCGCCAAATCCAATGGGAATACCTATTTTTAATTTGATTACCTTCAAAATTTTTAAATTTTAATAATTCATTCGGTATTTTTCTCCTTCCTGCGTAATTAGATAATCCGGTTGGATGGGCTATTGGTACTTTATTTTCACCTTTTTTTCTGAAAACAAGAAGATAATCAGCACTAGCAACAGAACATCTTGACGAATCATCAACTATTGTTTTATGCGCTAAATTCTTAGCCATTGTCCTATTGCGAACACCTAATGGCTCTTTCCAAACAGAATATCTTGCAATGTATTTAAACCCTATTTTTTCATGTAATCTGATAATATCACCAGGAAAATCAATCAAATGATCTGAACCAGAATTACCGGAAGGTGTATCCATACAATGAACACACGTAATTCGTCCTGGTAATGTCACATTGAAAAGAGCGTCAACAACATATTCGTAATGTTTAAAAAATTCACTGTAACTTGAACAATTAGAAAGATCCCTTTCTGAACTTGAGTAATGATATAAACCGCCAAATGGAGGAGAGTAAATTGATAAATGTATTTTATCTTTTGGTATTTCATTTAAAACGTCAATGCAATCAGCGTGGTACAGTGCATAATCTTTCGTGATTTTTTGATTTACAACCATTTTGGAACCTCTTCTTTTTTTGAGTAGTCAACATTATTTTTTATTTTTACGGATTCGTTCATATATTTAATTAAATTCACAAACATTTTATCAGCTGCTAATGATTTTCTTTGCAAATTTTTCAATATTCCAGCCATGCCTGGGGTTGTCACAAGATCAACAGTGACATCATTTTTTTGACCAAATCGCAAACACCTACGCACACATTGATAATATTGTTCGTACGAATGAGATGGAAAAAAAGTCATGTGGGAGCAATGTTGTAAATTTAAACCAAATCCTGCTATTTTTGGTTTTGTTATCAATCCTTGTATTTCACCGTTTTGAAATGCAAATAATCTTTCTTCCTTTTGATCGTCTGAATGTTTTCCGGCAACCTGTATTGCATTTGGTATTAATTTTTCAAGTAAATCACCTTCATCATTTCTATGGCACCAAATTAAAAAAGGTTTTTTATGGTCTACTAATTTAGCAACCTTTTCACATCTTTGTTTTACTGTTTGTTTTAATTCTGCTCGTTGTTCTTTTAGGCCGATTGCTGCTCGTACAAAGAACTCTCTTTCAGGTGCTTTTGTGACATTAAGGGTATGTTGCTTCTCTATTAAATCAGGCAAGGTAAAAGGGCCATTATCATACCCAAAATCACTTGGTTTTCTTATGGCCTTTGCCCAGGATGAAACCCATTTCCAGAAAATATCCTGAGCGTGCATTTTAAAACGCCATTCCATTTTTTTACCGTAATGCCTACCAGTTTTTGAATTATTTTGATCGTTCTTAAAAAATCTATTGAGCATATCCATATAGCCAAGCATTCCCAAAGCTTCACTTGACGTTCCCAACTCAATATAATCATTTGGTGCAGCGGTTGCAGTTGACAATAATCTATAGGGCATTTTTTTAATAAATTCTGTTATTTGTTTTTTTCTTGTTCCATCAAAATTCTTTAAAATAGAAGATTCATCACAAACTAAACCTACAAAATCTTTTGGATCAAAAAAGTGTAATTTTTCGTAATTAGTAACGGTTATTTTACTTTTTATTTTACCGTCTTTCGATTGAGTACAATTTATTTTAAACTTTTCACCTTCTTTTACAATTTGCTGGGCCACTGCAAGAGGGGTTAAAATCAATACATTTTTATTCGTGTGCATTACGATATTCTTTGCCCATACTAAAAATTGTGGTGTTTTCCCCAAACCGCAATCCTCAAATAAAGCACCTCTTCCTGTTCTAATTGCCCATTCAGTTAATTCTTTTTGAAAAGGATAAAGAAAATCAGGCATAAATAAGGGCTTAAATCCCATTTCATGTCTTGCATGTGTTTTCTTGTGTAAAAAATCTTCATATTTCATATTTGATATCCTGTACTTTTTTTATATTCATTCCAGGTGCATTTATAAAAGTGTTTATGGGTATTCACCCACCTTGCAAAATCCCTTTGTTCTCGTGGTGGTTTCGTGCCTTTAAAATCCCTGTAAGGCTGAGCGAAGGGTGTGACAGCCATTCCTTTTAGAAACTTAATAATTTCAATAGCATCGTCGATATTGGTAACTAAAACATAAACAAAATAATT